CCGTCCACCTCTCCCCATTACCCCCACAAAAAAAGAAAAAAGCGGCCACCAAAATGACTGATGAGAGCCCACTTTTCACCCTCGACATTCCCGCGAATTCGCCGGGAATCGCCGGGATTTACGGGCAAGGCGCGACCGAGACCGAGACCCGCGCCGCCATCACCGAGATTGAGTCGACCGGTGTGCTCACCGGTGCCCGGCGCACCATAAAACAGCTCTGCATCGCCCTGGCCGTGAGTATCGACAAGGGCAACGTGAAAGGCCGCGCCATTGCCAATGAAGCGGGGCAACTGTTCGCGATGATGAGCCAGCTTGACCCGACCGAGGCCGCCGCGACCGGCTCCAGCTCCCTGACCCCCGAAACAGAACGGTTATTCAATGGCTTCGCCCGTGGCCCCGTACTTGAGCACGATCCAGAGCATGCCGACCCCGCGCCAGGGGACGACGAAACGCAACTATAGCCGCCCGACCTACGGGGGCCACGCGGCCGCCATCGCCGCCGAGCAGGGAACCCCGTTCCTGCCCTGGCAGCGATACGCCGCCGATGTCGCGCTGGAAGTCGAGCCCGACACCGGACTTTTCTACTACTCCACGATCCTGACGACCGTGCCCCGCCAGGCCGGGAAAACGACCCTGGCACTGTCGACCAGCCTGCAAAACTCCCTCATGACTCCGAATCGGCGGGCCTGGTACACCGCGCAGAGCGGCGCACACGCCACTGAGAAATTCCTAGAGATGGCAGATGTCTGGTCTGAGTCGACCCTCAAGGGCATGGCCAAAACGCCGCGCCGCTCCAACGGTAGCGCCGCGCTCGAGCTGCTGAACGGCTCCAAATTCCGCCCGTTCCCGCCGACTGCCGACGCGCTCCACGGCAAGCAGGGCGACAAGGTGGACGTGGATGAACTGTGGTTCTTCACCACCGTCACGCTGGCCATTCTGAAACAGGCCATCCAGCCCACCATGACCACCCGGCGCATGAAGACCGGGCAGCGCCCACAGACCTGGTACTGGTCGACCGAGGGCACCGTAGAGAGTACCGCGCTGAATGCCATGCTGGCCGAGGCCCGCTCCAGCACGCCCGGCGAACGAACCGCGTTCTTAGACTGGGGAATCGGCCCCGACGACGACCCCGACGACCTCGCCCTCATCTTCGCCACCCACCCCGGCGCGGGGCACCTGTTTGACTTTGCCGACCTGGTGCGCTTCCGTGAAGAGTTCCGAGACTCGCCGGGAGAGTTCGCCCGCGCATTCGGCAACCGCCGCACCGGCGCAACCGAGCGTGTGATACCTAAAGCCGACTTCGAGGCCGCCGCCTGGAATGACACCCCCGCCGCCCCCGGCCGCGTGTGCTTCGGGGTCGCCACGGGCGTGGATGGTGTCGACACCACCATTGTGGCCTCTCGCAAATATGGCAGCTCCGGGCAGGCCAGCCTGTCGGCCATCGTGACCGGTGGGCACCAGCCCGGCACCTGGTGGGCGCTCGACAAGCTCGAACAGCTCCAGGGCCTCTACCCAGATGCCTGGTTCGCCATCGATAAGTACGGCCCGAGCGCCGCCCTGTTCGATGCCGCCGAGCGCGCAAAACTCAACCTGTTGCCCCTGAATTCGGGCGACGTGATCGCGGCCACCCAGAACACAGTCAGCGGCCTGAGCAACCCCACCGGGGCCACGCACATCTACAAGCCACACCCCGCGTTCACCGCCGCCACCGAGCTGGCCTCCAAACGCTTCACGGGAGACGGCACCTGGCTCTTTGGTCGCCGCGTCTCGGTTGGCTCGATCAGCGCCCTGGAGGCCTGGACGCTCGCCGCCTATGGTGTCGACCACCTCCCCGAAATCACGGGCATGCAACTCGGCTAGACCGGCCCCCAGCGGCCACCAGCGGCCCGCCACGGCCCTAACAGGCCTATCGGTTAGGTTCGGGCCGCTGGGAGGCTGCAAGGTTGCACTCATGTCAGCCAGCCGGAAAGTCCTAGAGTGGTTCGGCCTGGCCTACCCCGCCACGGTCACGCTCGCCACCAGCGCCGCCGCGACAGCCAGCACCCCCCACGACCCCCGCCAGGCCAACCGTTACGGCCACGTGGGCGTAGCCGAGGCCCTGAGCCTGTCGACGGTCTACCGGGGAATCCAGATCCACGCTACGGCCGCCTGCCAGCTCTCCATTCGAGTAGAGCGCGCCGGGGTCACCCTCGCAGTCACGCCAGGCCTGGCCGCGACCCCATACACCGGATGGTCTCGCTCCGCGTTTCTCGAGTACGTGATAGTCAGTCTCTACACCGATGGAAACGCATTCTGGCGCATCCACCGCGCTGGCCCTGGAGCCCGCACGCCGGGAGTCGTGGTCGACCTCCAGCCGCTCAACCCGCATGAGGTCACCGTGAGCGAGCACCCGCGCACCGGGGCGCTGTCCTACGGCTACCGAGGCGAGACCCTGACCGGTAACGACATCGAACACTTGAAGATGCTTCGCGTGCCCGGAATGCTTCGCGGTCTCGGCCCGATCCAGTCAGCGCGGATGGAGCTACGCGGCGCTATCGACGCCCGCGACTACGGCTCGATGTGGCTCAGCGACAGCCAGCAGCCCGATGGCATTCTGACCACCGACCAGGTACTAGCGCCGGGCGACCCGGCCAAATATCGCCACGTGTGGTACGGCCGCAACGCCGACGGCACCGACCCCGACGAGCCCGGCCAAAAGCGCCTGAATGAGCGCCTACGGGTCATGGGCCAGGGCCTCAAGTACACGCCCCTGATGCTCAAGCCTGCCGACGTGCAGTTTCTTGAAACTCAGCAGTTCACCACCACCCAGCTCGCCCGCCTCCTGGGCGTGCCCGCCTCGCTGCTGCTGGCCGCCGTCGAGGGCAACTCCCAGACGTATTCCAATGTCGAGCAGGACTGGATCGCCTACGCCCGATTCAGCCTGATGAAGCCGCTCAAGGAGATGGAAGAAGCCATCACCCGCCACCTGCCCCGAGGTCAAACAGCCCGATTCAACCTGGACGCGCTGCTCCGCACGGACACTAAAACGCGCATGGAAGGCCACGCCCTCGCCATCAATGCTGGTGTCTACGACGAAGACGAGGCCCGCGCCATCGAGGGGATGCCGCCCCGCACGGCCGCCCAGATCGCCGCCGCCGCCGCCCGCGTCACCCGCCCCGCCCTGACCCCGACTGGAGCCAACGCATGACCGACACCCCGATTCACTTCATGGCCTACGCGGCCGACGTGACACTCAGCGCCGAGGCGCGCACGATCAGCGGCACCATCACCGTGTTTGACGTGCCCACCAACGATTACCGAAAGCTGATCCTCCACGAAGGCGCTCTACGCCCCCGGCTCCCGCTGTCTCGCGTGAAGCTGCTTCGAGACCACGACAGCCGCGACCCGGTGGGTTACATGGCCAGCCTCTCGGCCGACACCAAAACAGCCGTGTTCAAGGTCGCCAGCGGCGAGAGCGGCGACCGCGCCCTATTCGAGGCGCACCCAGACAACAAACTGCGCGACGGTCTCTCGGTCGGTATCCAAGTACTCTCCGAGCCCGGCGCGTACCTCTACGACACCGAGACCGGCGAATACCACGTGTACGCCGCCGAGCTGCTGGAGGTCAGCGTGTGCGCCATCCCGGCGTACTCAGACGCCCAGGTCGCCCAGGTTGTCGCCTCCTACGCCATCCCGCCCGCCACCCTCACCACACCCGCCCCGACCCCGAAGGAAGAAACCACGATGGATCCCGAAACCCTCGCCGCCCAGCTCGATGAGCACACCGCCTCGCAGGAACGACTCATGGAGTCCCGCCTCACGGCGTTCACCACCGCCAGCGCCGCCCCCACCGGTCAGCAGTTCCTGACCTATGGCGACTTCGTGAAGGCCTACACCAGCGGCGTGCAGGAGGCCCTGGACTTCGCCCAGACCACCCAGCTCGCCACGACCGCCGACGACTACACCCGCAACGTGTGGGTCAGTGACGCCATCCGCCTGGTGGAAAAGACACGAAAGGTCATCAACACCTTCACGCGGGAGCCGCTGCCCGGCACTGGCATGACAATGGAATACGCCAAGCTGGCCACCAACACCCTGGCCGTGGGCAAGCAGGCCAACGAGGGCGACGTACTCGCCAACGGAAAGATCACTCTCACCAGCGCCACCGCCGACATCGACACCTACGGCGGATACAGCACCCTGAGCCGCCAGGTGATCGACCGCGCCAACCCCGCCTACATCACCACCACCTTCCGCGCCATGCTCATGGAGTACGCCCGCGCCACGGAAGCCGCCGTGCGCGTGATCTTTGACGCCGCCATCGCCGCCGCCATCGTGGACAATAACAGCGTTACGCTCGCAGCGGCCGCCACGGCCTACGACTGGCTCGACCTCATCATTGAGGCCGCCGAGACCTTCGAGACGCGCGGCTATGACCTCACCGGAACCTACGTCAGTAAGGACGTATTCAAGCGCCTGGTACGCCTGGAGGACACCAGCGGCAACAGCCTGATGAAGGTCTACGGGCAGGGCATGAACCAGACCGGTGAAATCGACGTCACCGCCCTAGACGGCACCCTGGCCAATGTCAAGTTCAAGCTCCTGGCAGGCGCAGCGGCCGACACGGCCGTGTTCTACAACCCGCTCGGCCTGACGACCTGGGAGACCGCCAGCCCGACGCAGCTTGAAGACGGCAACGCCACCAACCTGACGCAGAACTACAGCGTGTACGGCTACCTGGCCAGCGCGCAGCAGTTCCCCGACGCGCTGCTTGCCATCGAGTTCGCCGCGTAGTCATGGCCGACGAATCCACCCCCACCGAGCTGGGATGGTACGTGAACGCGCTAGGCGAAGACGTGCAGCATGCCGCCTGGTCTAAGACGGTCGCCACCGGCCTGGTGGGCGGATTCGTCGGGGGCCTGGACTCCAACCCATTCGGAGTCCCGGTCGCCATCCTCGAGATGGCCGTGCTGGAAGTCGGCGCGGATGTCTACTACCGAAAGGCCAGCCGAAACGGCGTGGTCGGTCTCGATGGTGTCGACCCCCAGCCCTTCCGCCTGAACCGCGACCCGATGGCCGCCGCGTACCCGCTGCTTCGCCGGTTCCTAGTTGTGGGTATCTGATGGCCGTTCCCAGGGTCGACCGAGCTGCCGAGCTGGTGGCCGAGCTTCGCGGCTACCTGGACGCCGCCGACCTGCCCAAGGTCATGGCCACGCTCGACGCTCGCGACATCGGCAGCGGTGCACGGCACGGCATCATTGTTGTCTCGCCGCCCCGGCTCAAGTTCCCGACCTGGAACCAGGTTCTAGCGGAATGGGACGTGCACGTTATCGCCGGGCCACCAGACAACTACCTAGCCGCCTGGGCGCTGATCGACACCATCGTGGACACTCTGCACGCGGCCGGGCTCCCGATGGAAACCGCCGAGGCTGGCCAGTTTGAACCCCTAGCGGGCCCTCCGCTCTGGGCCTACACCATTTCATTCACTGAATCAAACTAGGAGAATTCTCATGACTAAAGCCTCGCGACTCGGCCCCGGCTCGCTCAAGATCGGGGAAACCGGCGCGCCCCGAGAATGGGCCGCCCAGACCACGGCCACGACCCTGACGCCCAGCGTCGAGTACGAAGACAATATCCCGACCCTCGACGGCGGCGAGCTGGAAGGCGAGGCGACCGAGACCTGGGAGCTGGGCGGCACCATCTTTCAGGACTACGACCAGGACAGCCTGGAACTGTACTGCTATGAAGCCAGGGGCACCTGGGAGCCGTTCGAGTTCATCCCGAGCAACCTGGGCGGCACCATCTGGTCTGGCGAGGTTCGCCTAGCTGCCCAGGTCATCGGCGGCGACGTGAAGGCACGCAACACCGCCGACTTCACGTTCACCGCCCGCAACGTCGCACCTTCCGCGATGGTCGTGGTCTAGCCATGTCAGACGCGGGGGTGCGCGTCGAGGGTGCCCGCGCCTTCCGCTCGCAGCTCCGCGCCGGGGGCGACAGTCTCGACGACCTCAAGGCAGCCCACCGCCAGGCCGCCGACATCGCCGCAGCGGCCGGAGCCGCCCGCGCCCCTGTAGGCCCCACCGGCCGCCTGAAACGCAGCATCCGGGCATCCGGCACCAAGACAGCCGGAATCATCCGAGTAGGCACCGCACGGGTGCCCTACGCCATGCCGATTCACTGGGGATGGCACCGCCGACACATCAAACAGAACGCATTCCTGACCGATGGCGCGCAGCACTCAGAATCTCGCTGGATCGCCGTTTATCAGGACTACATCGAAACCGCTCTAGACACCTAAAGGACTCCGCACATGGCACTTGAACACCTCCAGATCAACTGGGCAGACGGCACCACCACCACCGTGCTGCCCCTCCTGCCCGACACCTGGAAATTTGAGGAAGCCCTCAAAAATAACCCGCGTTGGGGTGGCCTGAAAGACAACCTTATGAAGGCCTCTCAGTACAAAGCATTTGCCGCGCTCCAGCGCATCGGCACCGACCCCGAGCGCACCCGGAGCTGGGCAGAGTTCGGCCTCCTGGTGTCCAACGTGGTCACCGCCGACGACGACGACAGCGCGCCGGTCGATGAGCTGGAGGTAGATGGGCTGGGTTTAGACACCCAGACGGCTCCCTACACCGGCTGATCGTACAGCTCGCCATAGCCACCAACCAGCTCCCATCAGCCTGGGCCAGGGAGGACTGGACAGACATAGCCACCGCCGTTCACATTCTGCAAGAACAAAACGAAAGGACTTAGCACATGGCCGGTAAGACTGCAATTCTCAGCGTTAAGATCATCGGTGACAGCACCAGCGCCGTGAAGTCTATGCGGGAAACGGAGTCAGCCGGTCAAGACTTTTCCAAGAGCTTCGACAAGATGGCCGGGGCGGCTGCCATCGGCGGCGCGGCTGCTGGAGCCGCCCTGACCTCTGCCTACCTGGGCGCGGTCGACGTGGCCGCAGGCAACAAGAAACTAGCCGACAGCCTGGGACTTGACCCGGCCGCCGCCGAGGTCGCCGGGGCAGCCTCCGGTAACCTCTACGCGGCCGGGTTCGGTGACAGCCTGGAGACGGTAAACACCGCAGTCGGTTCTGTGATAGGCAACATCGACGGCATGCGCGACGCCTCCACCGCTGCCCTGGAAGACATCTCGGGCAAGGTCATGAACGTGGCCGACACCTTCGAGCAAGACCTAGGCGCGACCACCACGGCCGTGGGCCAGCTCATGCGCACCGGGATGGCCCCCGACGCCGAGACCGCGCTAGACATCATCACCAAGGGCCTGCAAGCCAACACCCGCAGCGGCGACGACCTCCTAGACACCTTCACCGAATACCCCGCGATATTCGAGCGCCTAGGCCTGGACGGCGAGCTAGCCACCGGCCTGATCTCTCAGGGCATGGATGCCGGTGCACGGAGCACCGACCTGGTAGCGGATGCCCTGAAAGAGTTCCAGATCCGCTCCACCGACGCGACCGAGGCCAGCGCCGCTGGATTCGAGGCGCTGGGCCTGAACGCGGCCGACATGACCGCGCAGATGGCAGCAGGCGGCGAGGGCGCAGCGGCCGGGCTCGACCAGGTGCTTGACGGCCTCCGCAACATGACCGACCCGGTGGCCCAGAACGCCGCCGCCGTGGCCCTGTTCGGCACCCAGGCCGAAGACCTGGGAGGCGCGCTCTACGCCCTCGACCCCTCCAGCGCCGTGGCCGCGCTGGGCGAGGTCGCCGGGGCCGCCGAAGGTCTGGGAGCTACCGAGGCGGAAAGCGCCATCACGAGCTTGCAACGCTCAGTCACCACCGCATTCACCGAGATGGCCGCCCAGGCTATCCCGACCATCACCCCGATTCTGGAAAAGATGAAAGAGTTTGCGCCGATCCTCGCGCCCCTGACGGTGGCCATCGGGCTGCTCTCGGCTGCCATCCTCCTGATATCGGGCATCCAGAAGGCCTACGCCGCCGTGCAGGCCGTACAGACCGCCGTGCAGTGGGCGAGTAACGCCGCCTGGCTCGCGTCCCCTATCACATGGATCATCCTTGCCATAATCGCGGCCATCGCCCTGGTTATCGCCATCGTGGTGCTGGTCATCCGCAACTGGGATGAAATCGCCGCCGTGGGAGCCCGCGTGTGGCAGGGCATCCTAGACTGGCTGGCCAGCGTAGGCGAGGCCATGAACCTAGGCCCGATCATCGACAATGTGAAGAACGCTTTTTCTGATATGGGAGCCCTCGCCGGTCGCATCTGGGACAACATGACCAGCGGCATTGACGACGTTATCGGGGCCATCTCCCGTGCTATCGGCTGGTTCGGAAAGCTATTCGGCAGCCAGGACAAAGCCGCAGCCAAGGGCGCAGCAGTCAACACCAGCGCCAGCGCCCGGATGGCCACCGAGGCCCCCGCCAGCTACAGCCGGATGGCCTACGCCGAGCCCGACCAGACCGCCACGATGAGCCTAAGCCGCACCGCCTCCACCGCCTTCGCCAGCACGTCAATGGCCCCCCAGCTCGCCTCCCTGGGCGTGCGCACGCCCACCATCGCCCAGGCCCCGCCGACCGTGAATATCCGCCTGACCGTGAATGGCGCGATCGACAAGCAGGGCACCGCATCCACCATCGTGGACGTACTCACTAAGAAGCTCCGCACCGAGGGGCGCATAGCGGCACGGGGTGAGTCATGGCTTCCCTAAACTCCTGGCGGCCGCTGCTCTACGTGAACGGGCAGCCCGTGGCCACCTATGCCGTGAACGATCAATTCGGAGTCTCAGACGTCACCTGGTCAGTGGGCCGCGACGACATCTACAGCCAGAACGCCCAGGCCACCCTGTCATTCTCGATCATCGACCGCAGGGGCACCTGGCTAGGAAGTGAAGACTTCCGCCGCGCAGATGTGCGAATGGTCGCGCCCGCCTATGTCGGACAGGACAGCTTCATTGGGCAGGTTACAGACGTAGAGATCCGCTCCATCCGCATCCCTGACAAATCTGGCTCGTCATTCGGCGGGGCCTACGTCGAGGCCTGGCTAGGCGAGTTCACGGCCCTGAGTATCGAGTCGATTATCGACAGCATGCCCGCCGTGCCCGCCCCCCAGGAGGCGTACTTTCGCCGCCAGGATCGCCTACGCCTGGCCCTGGCCGCCACCGGCCAATTCAACACCATCTATGAGGCCTCCGCTGGGGTCGACACCTCCATCGTTCTCCAGGCCGATACGACCAGTAAGAGTATCGGTGACCAGCTCCGCCAGATGTCGCAGCACGCGGGTGGCGGCGCGGTCACGTTCCTGCCATACGACCGCAGCATCGCCCTCCGCACCTCCGCCCCTCTGAGCAGTGACACCTACATCGGTTACCGTCTCGGCTCCGCCCCCGGTGTCCTCCCCGGCGACCCCTACACCATCCAGCTGCTCTCCAATCACCCCACCGCTGACGTGATCCCGGCGCGGCTGCTCCAGCCCTCTACCCCCGTGATCGCCGTCACTCACGACAGCGCCGCCGCCATCGACCAGCTCAAACTGTCCTACGAATCCGGCGACGTGAAAGGCGACCACATCCGCCCCACGGGCAACTATGCCGCCGCCGCGATGGAAGAATATACCTTCGACATCGCCGCGAAACCCGCGACCCTCGCCGGTGCCCAGAGCATCACGGCCTCATGGCTCGACATCGTCAACCGATCCAGCGGGCAGCTCGCCCCGCCCACCATGCGATTCGACATCCGCCGCCGCGACATCGCCCCCCAGACCAACCGTTACTATCTCCTGTTCGCCGCGTTCCTTCAGAATGTCATCGGCTTTCGATACTTCGCGATGCCTGGTGCCCTCTATGAACAGCTCGCCCGCGCCCCTCTCACGGTTGCGATTCTGGGATTTACCGGCCGGTGGACGACCTCCGAGGCTGACCACTCAGACGCCGCCCGCACGGGCTGGGTGTTCGAGTTCACCCCCGTACCGTTTCGCCTGCCCGACACCACCAACGTGGCGCGCACCTTCGACTACATCGTGCGCGGCACGGACGTGGCCGCGACCTTCGACCAGGTAGACCCTTCGGTCATCCTCCGCCACTTCGACATTATGACTAAGGACTGATATGGGCATCAATCGAACCCCGTACTTTGGCATTGCAACACCGGACGGCGGTGAAGCTCTCCGATCACTTCCCGCCGCTCTGGCCGAGATGGCACAAACGACTGAGGACGCTTTACGTGCCGCTGGCGTTATGCCCAATACCCCGCGATGGATTCCATACACTCCGGTGATTACAGGGCTAACTCTGGGAAATGGCACAGTACGCGCTGGGTACACCCGCGCTGGCAACCTCATCCACTGGCGGGCCAGGATCATCTGCGGTAGCACCACGGTCGTCGATCAAGACCTCCGCATATCCCTCCCGGTAGCCGCCGACAATACAGTCTTCATGGACTACTCCATGCCCATGGGTGTCTGCCAGTACGTCGATGAAACAGGCGGTTCAAATGCTGGCCGATTCATGGGGGTCGTGATCGCTTTCTCACCCACAATGGCCCTACTTCGACAGACCGCAGCCGGAAGCAACCTCATCGAGACAGTTCGGAGCAACAGCCCCTTTACCTGGGCAACGAACGACGCGATAGCGCTCTCCATCACCTACGCAGCAGGATCCTAGGAGCCTCATGCCCGAGATAACTTTTCAGTACGCCAACACCGGCCCGACCGGCGACACCCCCACGGCGGGATTCCTCAAAATCTCGCTGCTGCACCGGGAGACGACCACGGGCACGATCCGCACTACTCAACACTTTGTAGTGCCCCTACAGGATGGCCGCGCCGCTGTCAACTTGACCGCGACCAGCGCCAATCAGGCCTGGAAGATCGTGGAGGCCGGGCAGATCGCCGCAGCGGCCACCAGGTTCGTGCAGGTCGTGGGAGACGCCAACTTCATCGACCTACTCGACGTAGACCCCAAGACCCTGGAGCCGACCACCGAGAACCTGGCCGGATGGCAGGCCGCCCTGGATGAGATCCGATCCCGCACCGTGACCGCGACCATCGACCCTGAGAACGCCGATCTCCTGATTCTGACCTACCCCGCGTACATGCTCGACCCCGACGACCCGAACGTTCTGATACTCCCGATAGGAGCCACCGCATGACCACCGCAACCGGCCGCGTGCCCCAGCTCGTAGAACAGGAAGATGGTTCCTGGCGCTTCCCTGACGCCTACACCCCGGCCGCCATCGCCACCGCCGTGGGGGATGCCGCCGACAGTGCCAAGGCCGCTAGCCTCGTCGTGATCGCGGCCATCGAGTCGGCGCGCGTCGCCGCCCTCGCTGCCGATAACGCCGACACAGCCGCGCGGGATGCCGCCGACCATCTCGCCGCATTGCAGGAAGTGGAGGCGAGCGTGGACGGCCTCCTAGACGGCCGCCTGGCCGATCCGACCAGCGCCCCGAGTATCCGTCTTACGAACACGTTTGCCGGGAAATGGAAGGCGAATACCGACTATGCCGTGGGCGCTGCCAGCACCGCCCCGAACGGTGAGATCATCACCGCCAAGTCCACCCACACGTCGGGAACGACCTACAACCCGCTGAACTGGAACGTGGGCACCCCGGTCGGGTCGCCCGTCGTGGTCAAGCCTGCCGGGGACACCCGTAGCGGCGTGTGGGAGTACATTCACAACGGGTCGGGCGGCTACCTCTATCACCTGCTCGTCGGGGCCGACACTACCTCGGGATCATGGATCGCCGGTATCGGGATCGACGCGGGAGAAGGCAACGGTTTCATCTTCCGGAACAAGGCCAAAGGCATCGGCCTGAAAATCGAACAGGTACCCTCCATCACGAGCCCGACTGCTTACGGGTTCGCAGTCCAGCAAAACTCGGCCCTCGCCCCGGCGATGCACCTTGAGCTTCGAGGCGCAGGGGTGAACGGCGACCTCGCCCCGGCAACGCTGCTTGAGTCCTACTCCTACACGAACCTGCCGGGAACCTATCTGCAACGCTGGTACAGCTACGGGGCCAGCGCGGGGCACGTCGCCGCTGACACCGGGAAACTGACTTGGTTCAAGCCGATCGAGAATGCCGGTGACAGCATCATCGCGCGCAGCTATGACTCGACGCCTGCAGCGTCACGCAAGCACACGCAACTGCACTCGGATCGCGGGCTGCAGTTCTGGTCACCTTCCGGTACGGACAACCTTTGGCACGGCTTCAAAGTCCGGGCTAGCGGATCAACGCTGGCGATTCAGTCGGCACCCGCTGGCTCGAATCCTGACGCGGCAACCTACACCAGCCTGATCAACTTCGCGGCGGGGCGAATCGGATTCTTCGGGGCGGCAGCCGTCGTTCAGCCATCCGCCACGCCCGACGCCACGGACCTCGCGACTGCCGTCACCCTGGTCAACGCTCTCAAAGCCAACCTCATCGCTCTCGGGCTGAAAGTGACCTCATGACCCGCCGACTGAGAATCCAAAGCATCATCCTCACCCCCGTGCTCGTCTGGGACGACGGAGAAGAACTGAGTCCCGGCCCTGAGCTGGGACAGATCAGTGTTCCGCTGTCCAAGCTGGGCGAGTTCGCCGCAGGCTTGCCCGCTGAGGTCGCCGCGCTGGCCGAGAAGGTGGCGCAAGACGACGCCGAATAGCGAACACTCTCGCCCAGATAGTTCCCTTTCACACCCCACAATTCACCGCTAAGTAACTGGAGACACATTGACCTACACACAGTACGCAGAGCCCTACCCCGCCAGCCGGGGCGACCGGTACGGAGCAACCGCAGGACGTGCCAACCCGCACCGGGGCCAGGACACCGCGCCGGGCGGCGTGCCCGCCCTCGCGATCGCACGGGGCAAGATTGTCAAGAAGCACTGGTCTAACGCCCTGGGCAACATCGTGACCCTGGAGCATCCAGACGGCAAGTTCTCCAGCTACGCGCACCTGGACAGCCAGAGCGTCTACCTGGTGGGCACCCCCGTGGCGCTGGGCGGATCCGTGGGCGCGTTCATCGGCAAGACCGGCACCGCCCAGAACGGCCGACACCTGCATTTCACGGTAGGCGACGATCTGAACGGAATCATCAGCGGCCACGTGCAAGACCCCCTCGAATGGATCTACGCACACAGCGGCCCCGAGACTCGCCCCGCATCCGTTGCCGGACGATTCCACACCGCCACCGAGAGCGATGGAATCCCCGGCCCGGTGTACTGGTCAATGATTCAGTCTGAGCTGGCCGTGCGCGGCTGGTACAGCGGCCCGGTGGATGGCGTGCCCGGCACGGCCACCCACCACGGGCACGCCCGGCTCCAGGCGGCCATCCTGAACGAGAACCGGGGCGACCTCGCCCGCACGTCGACCGAGGAAGACGGAGCCGCTGGCCCTGTGTTCTGGACGCTCGCCCAGACCCAGGGGCGCGGCTACGGCTACGGCGGCCCGGTCGACGGTGTGCCCGGCGACAACACCGAGCGCGCTCTGTTCAAGCTCACGGCCGCATGGCTGAACCGTCACGGCCGATAACCCATCACTGAGAAGGAAGTCATGAATAAAACAGTCGTAACGATCGCGTTTTTCGTGCTGGTCATGCTCGCCCTGGTGGGCAGCATCGCCGTTCTGATTATGCGACCCGACCAGCTCACCCCGTTTATCACCATCGTGGTGACCGTGCTAGGCCTGGCCACGACCGGGGCCGTGACGTTCTACGGCCTGGGCAAGCAGGGCGAACAGCTCACGGCCCAGGGCGCGGTCATGGAAACGATTCAGAAGCAGACCAACGGCACCACCACGGCGCTGACTGACCAGATCGACAAGCAGGGCAAGCAGATCGCTGACCTGGTGGCGCACCTGGCCGCCAGCACGCCCACGACCACCATTCCCACGCTCACGGGCGAGGCGGTGAACAGCGCCCGGCACGTGGCGGTCTAGGCGGCCGCGCCGAGCATGGCGCGGCGCATGGCCCCGCCTGGTACGGCGGTGTAAATCTGGGTCGTGGCCACGCTGGCATGTCCCAGGAGCTGCTGCACGGCCCGTATGTCGCGCTCGACCAGGTAGGCCTGGGAGGCGAAACGGTGTCGGAGCTGGTGCCCCGTGGTGCCAGTGGGGAGCGCCCAGCTAATCAGCTTCGACACATACCCCGCCGACAGGTGCCCGTCGATCCGGCCGGGGAAGATGTAGCCCGGCCCGCTCTGCTCGATGGCACGGGCGACATCATCGGGCAGCGGCACCACGCGGTCTTTACTGCCCTTACCGTGAACGATCAGGCTAACGCCGAGCAGGTCGCGCACGAGGTCATCAGTGTGCACTACCGCGATCTCACAGCACCGCATCCCGACCGTGGCCCCGAGGCGCACCATCAAGCGGGTTCGCCGGTCGATGTTCGACAGGCCGACCTGTACGTCTGACTCCGCAGCGGGGCGGGGCTGGCCGATCCCGACGCTGACCGTGGGCAGCATGGCGGCGACATTGCCGACCGTCTGCCCGGTGAGCTGCCCCCAGGCGTAGAAGCCCCGCACGCTGGTGCGCACGCTTCGCCTGGTCGACGCTGACCAGCCCGGCCGCCCAATGTGCCCTATCAGGTCATCCGTGGTCACGTCAAACGGGGCGCGACCGGTGACGACCCCGAGACGGCGCAGATGATACGTGTTCAAGTAGATGCTTGACTCTGGCCGGTTAGCGGCGCGCAACCAGGCGACATAGACCAACAGGACAGGCAGCCAGGCGGCTGGAGGTACAAGGGTATGAGACATGCCATCCAGCGTCTCAAGGCTAACTGGCAGCCGGGCAGCACTCACGCTCAGACTGTCGTGCTACGCACAGCGGCGACCGAGCGGTGCATACCAGCCAGCACCACGCCCAGCATCGCACTGATACACGGCGGGCATACCATCGGCCCGTTGTCAAGCTGGGCCTGAGTGGCCGTGCTGAACGGTTCCCAGCCCGCCCGGCGCGCCGCCGTCCGGTCACCCGCGAACACCTGGCCGCATTCCTGGCACTCGATGGCGCTCACGCGGCCCGCCAGGCGACGGTAGCCGACTCCAGCTCATCCTGCACGGCCCGCGCTATCTCACGCTGCTGCCTGAGTGTCATGCCCTCCGCAGCGGTCGCCAACGCCCGCCAGATGGCCAGTTCGGCCGCGTGCTCTGGAACTCGGATCTCGCTCATGCCGCTGCTCCGAGCGGGGCGACGGCTCTTAACCAGTGGGTTCCCGGTTCAAGTCCGGGGGGGTGCACCACGTCCGGCCCTGGCGGGAATTCTCCCGCTGGTGCCTTCGGATCGCTCGTTTCGCCTACCAGGTAGGCCATCGACGTGTTGAACGCAGCGGCTACGGCCGCCACCTCGTCTAAGTCCCATCGGCGGTCTCCACGGAGACGCTTCGCGAGGCTGCTCTGATCCATGCCCAGCACCTTACCTAGGGCGGTCTGGGTCATCTTCGCGTCCCACATCATGTGGTGGACACGTCGCCCGACCTGAGCGTCTAAGGACGCCTGGGCCTGTTCTTTACGTAGGGTTGTCATTCCGCCACCATACCGCCATAACGGACATATACAACAGCCCCTATTCGGGTAGACATAGATAGTCCTTTTTGACCTAAGATGGCCACTATGACTAAAAGGACTAAACAGGTCAAAACCGACTACATCACGCCGGGGTGTGCAGCCGCGCAGCTCGGTATGAGTGTTCGCACGCTCGCCCGCCTGGCTGACAATGGCACCTTATCGTTTATCCGCATAGGCGCGGGACATCGACGCTTCGACCGCCACGAGATACAGCGACTCAGCGCCGGGAATGCTTCATGAGCTGGCAGGCCTCCGACTGGATGGACGCCCTGGCCTACGATGTCGCCAAGCCGCTGGCCACGCGCATGCTGCTCAAGCTCGCCAACGTCGCCGCCCAGGATGGCTCCAGGGCCTACCGCAATAGCTGGGAGGTAGCCGCCGAGCTGGGCGTAGACCGCCGCAGTGTCATGCGTGCACTCAGGGAGCTGGAAGCATCCCACCTGATCCACAAGGGCGACCAGCGCGTAGTAGCGCACATCAGGGCCGACCGTCGCCCCACTGTCTACGATCTGAATTTTGGCTATGCCCGTGAGTTCGGCTCGCCAGAGCTGCCCCTACCCGAAGACGGAGAGTTCACTCCGAACCCCGACGCACTCGATGAGTGGACGGATTTCCACGGGGTGACACAGTTATCCACAGATAGCCACGGGGTGACAAACGGGGTGACAGCTGCGGTTCACCTAGGAACTAAGGGAACTTATTACACCCCCCTTGAAAATACATCTCTAGTACTAAGGCAGGCGCAAGCGCCCGAGAAGGAGCGGCAGAGCCGCCCGACCAATCGCGGCACCGCCGAGCGGGCCGAGATGTGCCGAGGCCGGACAGGCCTCCGCCCGCATGAGTTCAATGCCGCCTCTGGCTGGTGTGAGCACTGCGAGACGCGCCGCCCCGAGTCTGTCGACCTGGTGACTGGAGAAGTCAAGTGAAGCGCCGGGCGACGTACCAGGCGCAGCACCAGGCGGCCGCCGAGCTGCCTGGCCAGGTCGCCTTCATCCTCTGGATGATGAACGCCGCTATCGCGTTAGCTCTCGGCTTTGTCCTTATCACACTTTTCATTCAGCCAAATACAGGAGTAACACTGTGACCAAGCAAGCAGAACTGGTGTCTGAACTGCACACCCTCGCCCTCAAGTACGACGAATCAGCCGCACACGCCTACAGCATCGAATCAGCCATCGAGCGCAGGCGTGCAGCGCAACAGCTCCGGTTTACGGCCATCGCCGCGCCCCTGGGCGACGACACCGCCACTCTGCGCGTGCTGGCCGACTGGCTACGCGAGGGCCTGGGCATGCTGGAGCGTTACGACCTCGCAGACATCGACGCTCTCCACGCAGCGAGCCAGGCGCGCCGCTCATGACCAACGCCGCCGAATCCATCCCCGTAGCCTTCGCCCTCATCTCCGCGTGTGCCCTGATGCTTACCTACGCCGCCACTGTCCGGTCGCAGACGGCACGGGAAGCCCGCAACCGGGAGCGCACCCAGTGAGCGCCCCCACGCCCTCCAGACCCCTCGCCACGCCCCTGGAGGTCGCCGCCTGGCTCCAGGTCACCGAGGAACGGCTATCCAAGCTCAGGAAGACCGGAAAAGGGCCTGTATACATCAAGCTGGGCCGCTCAGTGCGCTATGCCTGGCTCGACGTGCACCGCTGGTGCGACGGCAACCGGGCGGCCTCGAATGGGTGACCGTGGCGGGCGCGCCGGGGTCGCCATGACCCGCCTGGTGCTGTCGACTTATGGCGCAGAGTGTCATCTACGCCTCAAGGGCTGCACCAGGATCGCGACCACGAAAGACCACCTGGTGCCCTACAGTCACGGCGGCGAGGACGTGCTAGAGAACTATCGCCCGGCCTGCAAGCACTGCAACAGCAAGCGCCAGAACAAGGTAATTCACGGATTCGGTGCAAGTGTGGTAGTGGTGATAGGCCCGCCCGCTGGAGGTAAGACCACCTACATCGCCAAGCATGCCAAGGCCAACGACGTGGCCGTGGATATGGACGCGATAGCACGGGCACTGATGCCCCTACCTCCAGCCCTCACGCACACCTACCCCGACCACGTGCGACACGTGGCCATCAAGACCAGGGCAGCAGCCATCCACGCAGCCACACGCCTACGTGAGCGTGTGACTGTATGGGTCATCCACGCAGTGCCTAGGCCTGACGACCTCGCAGACTACAGGCGCTTAGGTTGGCAGGTCATCACGTGCGACCCAGGGCGGGCCATCGTAGAGCAGCGCACCAAGGCAGAGCGGCCCCTCTCGATGCTTGCTCACGTCGCCCGCTGGTACGCAATCTACGGCGAGCCCGACAATGCGGCCGACCGGATGCCGACCGACCCGACCGAGGCCGCCGAGCTGGTCGCAAGCGGCGCAGATCCGTGGTAGGCCTCGCCGTTTTTCTGGTTGTGACGCGCAGGACGC